TGCTCGTGTCATGTCATTGAAGTGTTTCGTTCGTTGAGCGACAAACTCAGAAGGAGTCTTACAGAGTAACAACCCGCCAATCTCAATGCTGTCTTTAAAACGGCTATTGGGATCGACTAGCAGTTGAAACTTAGGTTGTTCTTCGACACTTACCACCTCCCAACCTTCGCGCAATTTGGCGGAGAGGTTACGAGGGTCAGCATTGTTCAAAGTAGAAACCCGAATCCATCTGTACGCGTAGCCCGGAGTCTTATCTGGCTCCGGTAGAAGTTCCGCCTGCTGCCACTGCTTGGGGCGCTCTTGGGTAGTTCTATTTGTAATCTCGCGTTGTAATCTGCTTTCAGCCATTTAGGCCTCCAATTTCATAAGTTCACGAGCATATTGCTCGTTGGTTAATCCAAATTTCTTTGCCAAGCCCACCTGCGTCTTAGAAAGAACTACTTTTTTAGGAGCAGTACTCCTCTTAGCTGGTGCGACCACCGTGCTTGGTTTTGTACGTTGAGGCTTTTCTTCCTCTTCGTTGTAAGTAGTGCCAAATTCTTCTGGGAACCGGCGCTGAACTTCTTTATCTATCGCTGCATAGTACTCATCAGTACCAATGAAGCCTCGACCATATCTAGACTCTAAGTCCTCATGGACACCTTCAGCATACCTGCGCATAGATCGTTTATTTTGATCAACGAACCATGGGTTTTTTGACACCCATGACGCAACTTTAGGATCCATTTGAGGGTTTTGAGACCTCTGTGGTGCGAGTTGTACATCATTTTCTTCATTTTGTACAGTAGGTTTGAAATTTTTTGCTTTATCGAGCTTAAGCTGAGCACGGATCATTTCCTGCTGAGCTTCAAGTAACTTATCGGAATCACCCGAGTCGTAGGCTTCTTTGTAGTTACGGCTAGCCTTATCGACTTCCATTTCAGCGGAGTTTTGATAGGTAGAAATAAGCTCTTTTTCGCCTGTTTGCAGGGTACTTTTTAGCTTACGGTTCTCGTCAAGAATACGTTGGGCAACGGCTAAAGCCTCTTGTTGCTCACGCAGTGCAGCCTCTTTCTCCCTACGCTCGTCGTGCCAAGCCTTCTTGTACTGCTTAAATTTAAGCTTTACGTTATGGGAGTAGTCTTCAGAGTCGTCGGCTTTCTCCAAGTCCTCTTTAATAGCCTCTGGAAGGGGTTCTACGAACCGGTCTTCAGGGGGTGTATCGTCTTTTACGTCGACTTTAATGTCTACGTCGTCACCCTCAACGGAGATATCCAGGGTATCTTCGGGTTTACCCTCCTCGTCGGGGAACTTATAGCTATCGCTAAATTTAGGCATGTGCGCTCCTTATTTGCGTTTTATGCCGCGTGGATCGTCAACAATACCTTCTACAGTATCGTCGTTGATGATGCGGAACTCTCTACCGTGGATGACCAGTCGTGAGCCAGCGTAGGGCCGGACCAAGACAAAGTCGCCTTGTTTACACCAAGGTCCCGTTGGGAACTTTGTTGTATCTTTGTAACAGTCTGGGCCAAGCTCAACGACAAACAAGACCGTTGTGAGGGTCTCTTCGTTGCGCATGGTTTCGTCTGCTTTCATCAGACCAATTTCGCTTTCCTCAAATTGCTTTTCCGCTTCCGGAATTGCGCAAAGAATGCGATAGCCCGAAGGCTTTGGTAATTGCTTTGCTTTCTCCTCTGCTTTCTTGTACATCAAGGCCGATAGATCGACTGCTTGATTTAAATCCAACGTTGGTGTTTCACTCATCCGAGTTCTCCATGGTTTTTGTCAGGTCTGCAATGTTTCTGCGAGCTGTGAGTAGACCTGTGATAACCCCACATTTATTGCAGTACTCCTCATAAGACTTAGCAGATTTGGCTCCTAAGTCTTCTTCGATTTGTTTGATGCTTGCATCAATTTGCTGAATCAAAAGATCCAGCGCTTGTCTAGTTTGATACATCAGTCACCTCCTTTGGGTTTCTGCTGTTTTGATTTGCTTTCTGCTTGCAGTCGAGCAATCTCCCTCTGGTTAGCCAGCATTGTTCGGTGCTTTTCTATATCTATGCCTGTTGAAAAACCGGCCTGCTCATGCGCGTGATCACGTTGTGCTTTATCAGCTTGCGCTTTCATTGCAATCTTCACGCCTTCAGTTTCTTGCTGTGCATTGATACGCTCACGTTCAATCTGCAACTGAGCTTGTTTGAGCATGACATCTGCCTGATCTTTAGCCGCCTTACGTTGTTGCTCGGCTGCTTTGATCTGGACCTCTTGCTGCTGCAACTGGATAAGTGGGTCCTGCTGCATTTGCTGGTTCTTCTTCTGTTGAGCTTCTTGCTGATGTTGTTGCAAGATCTGCTGTGCAGCCTGCGCAGCCATCTGAGACACCTGAACCTCCATCTCTGGAGACATCTCAACTTCATCCGCGTCCTCTTGGTACGGAGGCAGAGTTTGACCCATAGCCTGCTCAATCTGCTTGCGCATCTCCATGCCCAAATGCTCAGCAATGTGAGCAGAGCCAGCCGCCATAATCTGTTGCGCCAATTGAGGGTTCTGACCAAGCAAACCTTGAATATTAGGATCTTGAGCCATGGCCATGTGAACAGCAATGTGAGCTTTGTGATCCTGGTACAGGAACGCTTTAACGGGTTTGCTATTAAGCAAATTCTGATTCTCTGTGACAGGGTCACGAGGCTTCATGTCATCATGAATTGGTACAAGCTTTTGGTAGTTCTTGATACCCAACACATCTAACATCTGGCGATGCAAAAGTGGCAGGTCATAAAGTTGAGGAGCAGTCTGAGCAAGCTGAAGAGCCGCTTGATACTGAACAACTTTCTGAGCCATCGTTGCAGCGTTTGGATCACTCACCGGAATGATGTCGACCATGTCATAGTCAGACTGCTTAGCCCTACGTCCACCCTCAATTGGCTCGTAGCTGTAGTCCGGCGGCGTGTAGTCGCGGATAATTGTTTTCAAGAGTTTAAACTCTTGTTTCATCGAGTAGTGGATGCGAGACTGAACAGCCGACATTGTCTTGAGCTGACGCTCTAAGATTGCTAGCGTAGTGCCCACGGGAGCCTGCGCACTCATGTCCGATGTCTGCAACTCAACAGCGCCAGCGAACTTGCGACCTTCATCAATGATCTGGTTCAAGAGCGCCGCCAAGACCTGTGATGGCTCCTTGTATGGCAGAGGCATGATGTTGTCACGCATCGTGCCGCTAGGAACGTCTACATCACGGAACTCGCCCGGGGAGATCGGGGTGTCGTCGCCTTTGGTACGTAGTCCTCGAGTTTTAAATCCACCGGGTAAATTTGCCAGAGTTCCAGCATCCACCAACTGACGAAGAATAGAAGTACCAGATTTAGCAAAAGCACCAATAAGATGGACAAGGCCAAAATTATAAAAACCAAACCCGGGAATGTAACCGTAGTGGACGAAGTGTGTGCGTTTTTGGCAGAGTTCGTCGTCCGGTTCCCAGTTGCGCCTGATCGCAAGGATGTTCGTCGTGCCCTTTTCAATCGTGACGATGTATGGGAGCGCAATCCCCGTCTCTTTGCCTGTGTCTTCGTCTTTATGCTCATAGCCTTTGAGGTCTAGATCAACCTGCATCTCCAAGAGTTTAAATCGGTCATCTTGCGTTGCACGAAAGCCCATCTTTTCTGCAATACGTTTTTCTACTTCGTCCATTGTCTGAGTAGGTTCACCCAAATCAATATCCCGATAGAAACCCTCATGCTGCAATCGCTTAAGATCGTTCTTGTTCTTGCGCATTACATGCGTGATACGTTCTGCATCAGCAAGACTTGAAGCACCGTATGGCACGACCACATCTTCTGCTGGCGCATACATAGACACCTGACGATCAAGAGACGGATCAAAATACACTTTCTTGAACGCGTTACCAGCAAGGCCCAAGCCCCAGAGCATGCGCTCATGCTCAGGTCTGTACTCTTTCATCACGTCAGTAAGCTGATAGTTCATGTCTTCTTGAACTCGCTCCGCTGCATCTTTCTTCTCTGGGGTTTCTTTGCCGATGATCTTAGTCTTAACAGGTCCCGCCGCAGGGAACGTCTCCATCATGGTCTCAGCTTGGAACTTCACAACTGCTTCAGTCAAGAGTGGGTGATACACACCACAAGCGCCAGGCCAGGGTTCTGTTCTTTCTTCAATCTTCAAGCCTAATAGTTCTAGGCCATCTACATAGGTCTGTACCCAATCTTTGCGGGCAGACACATCAGACTCGTAGTCGCCAATTAACTCGCTAGCAAGTGAAGCAAGAACATCATCAGGGATGTCTTCGGCTAAGTTCTTACTAAACTCATCATCGTCCTCTGTTGGCTCAATCTCAATCTCCACGTCACCCGCTTGGATGCGTACTGACTCAGGGTCTTCAATCTCGATCTCAATTGGCTCTTCCATTGCTCCCAACTGATCTAGTCCTTGAGGAGCCTCGTACAGAGCTTTGTCCATATTTGTCGCCATGATGTATCCTTAGTAGTACGCAGCCTTTTTGCGGTACTGTTTTAAAAAATTATCTTCCGGCTCGTCTGTCGGAAGTCGTAAAAACCCACACGATGCCTGATGCAAATAAGTCAGACACTGCGTTCACACGCGCTATTTTGTCTTGTCCTTTGCCCGGAGTAAACTCCCCTACAGGCACGCCCATGCGCCTAAACTCCTGATACAGCGCCGATCCGTTGGATTTCTTCTCCACCATGAACGCATCTGGCTGCCATTCTCTGTATTCTTCTAGCACCAGCTTCTTAAGCTCTGGGTACTCCATCCTTTTCTTGATGGCATTGAGCAAAATGATGGCAAAGTTCTGTGTTTCCTCGTTATAAAACACACCCCACGTCGTCAAAGCGTTATAGTCAGCCCTATTGGTGGCTTCTTGCGCAGCATCGAGCGACATAATGATGAACTCGCATTCGGGAGGGTCTTCTTTTTCCCAAATTTTCCACCACTCACGTTTAATTAGCGCCCCTTCCTCAGAAGTAGGCTGCTGCATGTACTGCGCATTCCAATAACGGATGTCCAGGGCTGCTTTTTTGGCCAATAACTCCTCAACATCCCAGAATTCTGGCCAAAGTGCCTGTCCGTCGTCTTTAATTGCAGGAAATTCGACCACTTCCCACGGATCTACGTCTTCATTTCGTTCAGTTTGCTGAACAATCATGCCCGTCAGGTCCAATTTGGACCAACGAGTCATCACGATAATGATAGCGCCACCCGGCATAAGACGCTGGAGAGGGCCAGACTGAAACCACTCCCAAGCAGGAAGGAAAACGTCCGGTCTCCCAGTCTTAGCTTCTTGTTCC